GATGGCCTGGTCCATGTTGAGGGCAATAGACAACCTCAAAGGTGAACTGACCAAGACCATCGACAACGCAAAAGTGGCGCAGCGTGCGCTGGAACGGGTTAATAAATGACAGAATCACTCAACATGGACGCAGCAGTCCAGGCACTCCAGGCCATACTTCCCGAAGAGGGAGAAAAGTCAACCGACGAGGCGTTATCTCAGGAAACTGAGGCGGCGGTGGATGAAGAATTGTCCGGTGATGCAGACGCATCGGACGAAGAAACACCTACCGAACAGTCAGAGGAAGATGAGGAATCCGAGGAGAGCGAAGAGCCGCAGACTTTCACCGTCAAAGTAGACGGTAAGGAAGTTTCTGTAACGCTTGACGAACTCCAACAAGGTTACTCACGCACTCAAGACTACACGCGGAAGACCCAGCAGATTGCCGAGGTGCGAAAGCAAGTCGAGCAAGAGAGCCAGGCCATCCGCGCCGAGCGTGCGCAGTACGCTCAATTGTTAGGAGCATTGGAGCAACAGGTTCAGCAGGCGGCAGAGCCTCAGATCGATTGGGACCGCCTCTACCAAGAGGACCCCATCGAGTGGGTGAGGCAGAAAGAGCTAGTGCGTGAGAACCAGACCAAGTACGCGGCTATTCAGAGCGAACAGCAGCGACTTGCAGAAATCTCACGCGCAGAACAGGCGCAGTCTATGCAGGCGTTTCTTGCTCAAGAGCAGGGAAGATTGATGGAAGTCCTACCCGAGTGGAAGGACCCAGCTAAAGCCAAGGCAGAGAAAGCGCTACTCATTGAATTCGGGCAGAAAGCCGGATTCCAGCCTGATGAACTGAAGAACATTTTTGACCACCGCGTCGTGAACGTGTTGCGTAAAGCGGCACTGTACGAACAGATGATGTCCAAGCGGGGCAACATCAAGCCGGTAGTCAACAATGGCCCAAGACCAGCCAAGCCAGGTGCAGCGGGTCGAGTCTCCACAACAAGCGAGTCAGTGCGTGCAAAACAACGTCTTGCAAAAAGTGGCCGCGTCCAAGATGCGGCATCGGCAATTGAACTTTTATTGAAGTGAGAACATTATGGCAATCGTAACCAACACATTCACCACCTTTGACGCCAAAGGTATTCGGGAAGATCTTTCCAATATTATAACTAATATTGCACCGGAAGATGTACCGTACATGAGCAACATCGGACGCGAATCAATCAGCAACTCGCTGTTTGAGTGGCAGACCGATACCCTTTCCGCAGCTGCGGCCAATAAACAGATTGAGGGCGACGATGTCTCCTCTTTTGATGCTGTTACCGCAACCGTTCGCCTGCAAAACTATGCTCAGATTTCTCGCAAGACTATCATCTTGTCGAACACTGAAGAGGTAGTTAATAAGGCAGGGCGTCGCTCAGAATTAGCCTATCAAATTGCGAAGCGCGGAAGTGAGCTAAAGCGTGACCAAGAGTTCACCATGCTAAACGGCGCTGTGGCTGCTGCCGGTAGCACCAGTGTTGCACGCGGTACTGCATCTCTGGGTGCGTTTATCAAGACCAACGTCGATATGCAGACCAACGGAACTAACCCGTCGTACACCACGCTGCCAAACAGCGCCCGTACTGACGGTACTGTGCGCACCTTTACGGAGACCATTCTCAAGAATGTGATCCAGAAGGTGTGGACTGCTGGCGGCACTCCAAAGATTCTGATGTGCGGTCCTGTTAACAAGCAGCGCGTCAGCGGATTTGCTGGTATTGCATCAAGCCGTTTCAACATCAACGGCGGTGAGAAGCCTGCGACTTTGATTGGTGCGGTTGACATCTACGTCAGCGACTTTGGAAACGTCAGCGTTATCGCTAACCGTTTCCAGCGTGAGCGTGATGCATGGGTACTCGATCCTGAGTACGCCAAGATGGTTGTGCTGCGTCCATATCAGAGTCTTGATCTGGCGACCACAGGCGACGCGACCAAAAAAATGCTCTTAATCGAATTCGGGCATAAGGTCTTAACAGAAGATGCCCACGGCTTGGCTGCTGACCTGATTACTTCGTAATCAACTTGAAGGGATCAGGGCAACCTGGTCCCTTTTTTAACGCATGAATAAACGAATATTTGACGAGAACAAGGAAGCGGGTATTACCCGTTTTTGGCATTTCAACGATGAAACCGGCCAGGCAACAATTCAGACTCAGCAGGATGTCACAGCAGTTGTTGAAGCAAACAAGGCGGATTTCAATAAGGTAGATGAGCGCGCAGACTGGAAGGGCGAGTGGCATCACGTCGCCAGCATTCCGGAGGGCGTTTACTACAAACTTAAGGCCGAGGGTAAGCTGGACGATCAGGCGTACATGAAACGCTGGCTCAATGACCCCGACAACAGATTTTTCAGAACGAGACCTGGACAAGTATGAACAACTACATTGCAGTCTGCACCCCAGCGCGTGACATGGTCCACGCCAATTTCACCTACTGCTTAGTGAATATGGTCTGCTACCACACGCTCAACACGACAGATGCAGTGTCTCTCAAGATCATGCAGGGCACGCTGATACAAAACCAGCGTGCTGACCTGGCGCTAGATGCGATGGCCGAGGGCTGCACGCACATCCTGTTCATCGACTCCGACATGACGTTCCCCCAGGACATGGTGGAGCGCCTGCTAAAACACGACCTAGACATCGTGGCGACCAACTGCGCCAGGCGCCGAATCCCTACCGGCCCGACTGCGCAGAAGTATGGTCCGGACGGTGAGCGCGAACTGGTCTACACCATGCCGGAGTCAACCGGCATCGAGGAAGTTGGCAGCATCGGCATGGGCGTGATGCTAATCAAGCGCAACGTCTTTGAGAAGCTGACAGAGCCTTGGTTCGAGACTCCCTGGCGCACCGACAAGCGCGGCTACATCGGAGAGGACATCTTCTTCTGCCGGAAGGCGCAGGCGGCAGGGTATAAAATCCACATATGCCACGATACCAGCAAAGAGATCGGGCACATCGGGACGTTTGAATTCAAGCACGACCACACCTGGATGATGCGCGACATCGAGAAGGAAAAGGCAGAGCATGGCACTTAGCACCTACGCTGAACTGAAAGCCTCGGTCGCCGACTGGCTCAACCGCAGCGATCTCACGTCTGCCATCACCGACTTTGTCTCTCTTGCGGAATCCCAGATGGAGCGCGATCTGCGCACTAGGCAGATGATTGTCAGGGCTAACGCTACCGTCAATACCGAGTACAGCGCACTGCCTGATGACTACCTAGAGGCTAAATCGTTCAAGCTGACAGGCACAAACCCCATTACCCCGCTGGTATTCCAGAGCATCAACGCGATGGATGACTTGCAAGTCAGCTACACGGCCAGCGGCCAGCCTAAGTATTTTTGCGTGATTGGTGGACAGATCCGCGTCCTGCCGACACCTGACACGTCCTACGTTTCTGAGTTGATTTACTACGCGAAACTCAGCAAGCTATCCAACTCAAACACGACCAACTTTCTGCTGACTCTGTCGCCTGATGTTTACCTTTACGGTTCGCTGCTCCAGGCCGCGCCATACCTCCAAGATGATGCGAGAATCCAGGTATGGGCTGGCCTGTACCAGAAGGGCATCGACGCACTCAACCTGGCTGATGAACGCGGCTCCATGACGGGCGGCGCTCTGATGGCAAGAGCAAGGACATTTGGATGATAGTGACCACCACAAAGGGCGAGATGGACGATTCGCTGCTTGAAAAGCGCGAAGGTTCTGATGAAACAGACAGCGAAACAATTTCGTATGTTGAGTATTGGTTAGATGGTGAAATGGTGCACCGGTCTGTTCACGTTACGCTCAAGCGCAATGTGTTCAGCGAAGGCATAACTCAAATGATTGGATAAGACATGGCAAACACGCAAGCAATGTGTACATCGTTCAAGGTTGACTTGCTCAACGCCGTACACGCATTTAATGGGACCGGAGTGCCAGCGCACACCGCATCTACCGCCGACACATTCAAGGCTGCGCTGTACCTGGCAAGCGCCACCGTGAACGCCTCCACAACCGCCTACAGCGCCACCAACGAGGTGTCCGGCACTGGCTACACCGCGGGAGGCGTAGCGGTCACCTTTGGCACTGCCCCGTCATCCACAAGCACTACGGCGTTCATCACGCCCAGCGCGTCCATTACGTTCAGCGCAGTCACGCTATCCACCGCGTTTGACGCGGTCCTGATCTACAACTCGACTCAGAGCAACAAGGCGGTGAGCGTCCACACATTTGGATCGCAGACTGTTACCGCTGGTACGTTCACTCTGACTATGCCAACCAACGACTCCAGCACCGGCCTGATCCGGTTGGCGTAACTGAAGGAGCAGCGCCGTGGCTGCATACGGTACAGGCTACTACGGCATTGGTGTCTATGGCATAGGCAATGTTGTCATCTCTGGCAACGCCTCTACGCTTGCCATCGGGACACTGCTGGCTGATGTTTCAATCCAAGAGGATGGGACGATTGGAACCGGCAATGTCGGCACTGTAGGCATAACGTACTCAATCGCCATTGCCGGCAACGCATCCACGGCATCCATTGGCACTGTAGCGCCAGACACTACGGCGGCAGTTACAGGGAACGCTGCGACGCTGTCGATTGGTAGCGTCACTCAGAGCGTGGCCATAAGCCTGCCCAGTAACAGCGCGACACTCTCACCAGGCACTGTCACCAATAGTTCAACGCTGGCCGTAACTGGCAATGCGTCCACCGGATCGGTTGGAACTGTACTTGCCGAAGTCATATCGTTCCAGGCCATCACCGGAGTCAGCGGAACGGGATCAGTTGGCACTGTCGCAAATGTCATCTCAATTGAGATAATGGGCAATGGCGCAACTGGTGCGGTTGGGACAGTGATTGGATTTGGATGGGGCGCGATACCTGACACCCCCGAATCCTGGGGTGCGATACCCGATACATCAGAGACGTGGACGGCCATTGCTAACACGTCCGAGACCTGGACGCCGGTATCTGACACCAGTGAAACATGGGCAGATATATCCGATAATGCAACAACGTGGCAAGTGGCCGCATAGAGGTAAATCATGGCTGATACAACGACGACCAACCTACTCCTTACCAAGCCCGAGGTAGGCGCAAGCACTGACACTTGGGGTACAAAGATCAACACCGATCTGGACTCGGTGGACGCAATATTTGCTGCGGCTGGAACTGGAACCAGCGTCGGCTTGAATGTGGGGGCCGGTAAGACGCTGTCGGTGGCCGGTACGCTGACTGTTACCGGTGCGGCCAGTACGATTGATGCAACGGCCATTGGCGCAACAACACCAGACACCGGTGCATTTACCACTCTGTCAGCTACAGGCGTGACAACTGTACAGGCTGGAACAGCAGCACTTCCCGCTATCACTACATCAGGCGACACAAACACAGGCATCTTCTTCCCCGCTGCTGACACCATTGCTTTTACTGAAGGCGGTGCGGAGGCTATGCGTATCGACTCCGGCTCCAACGTGCTGGTGGGGCAAACTGCTCAAACAAGCTCAGAAAAATTTGGTGTTACGCAATCAGCTACAGGCTCTAGTGCAGTAAGGTTTTATGCCTCAAGCGCAAGCTATGTCAACAACATTGTCGAAATAAGCTGCGCTCGGTCTGGGGCAACTACTGAATACAATGCTTTTTGTGTGTTTGATAATAACACCACACTTCAGATGTTGATTCGGCCTAATGGCAATTTGCTTAATTCAAATAACAGCTACGGTTCTTTGTCTGATGTCAGCCTTAAAGAAAACATTGTTGACGCTACGCCTAAACTTGATGACTTGATGCAAGTCAGGGTTCGCAACTACAACCTCAAGAACGATGTAAACAAAACTAAACAGATTGGTGTAGTCGCTCAAGAATTGGAAACAGTTTTCCCTGGAATGATTGAAACAGATGGGGACGGAATTAAAGCCGTAAAGTACAGCGTGTTTGTTCCCATCATGTTAAAAGCCATCCAAGAACAGCAAGCCCTCATCACTTCCCTGACAGCCCGTATTGCGGCGCTGGAGGCATAAATGGAATTCCAGTCATTATTCAATTTTGTTGGTGGCGCAATCCTAGTCGCCGTTGGATGGTGGTGCAAGGAAATATGGAATTCTGTGAAGTCTCTAAAAGAAGACATCCAGGCAATTCAAGTTGACTTGCCAAAGAACTACGTTACCAAGAAAGACATTGAGAATCGGTTTGACAGGATCGACGCGACCCTAGAGCGATTGTTCGACCGGCTGGACTCCAAGGCCGACAAGTGATTTCTCTGCTTGCCTCGGCTGAAAGCCCGTGGCCTGGAACAGAAACAAAGATAGTTTTGGTTTGTCGTATTCCTAAACGAGAAGAGGACAAGAAGATGGGTGCTAACGAATTCATGGACAAAGACGGACGCATCTGCCGATGGGTAGTTGTGAACAAGAAATGATTGATCCGTTTACGGCCTTTGCTATTGCCCAGGGTGCGGTGGCAGGCATAAAAAAGCGGTAGCCCTTGGTAAAGATATACACGGCCTATACAAAGAATTCAGCAGTTTCTATCAAGCGGCAGACACAGTACACCTAGCAAGCAGCAAGGCCAGGATTGCGTCAATAGGAAAGACGAATGCACAGATCAGTTCTGAGGCTCTCCAGATTGCACTGGCGTCAAAGGCACTGAGAGAGCATGAGAAGGAGCTAAAGGACATCCTCTTCTATAGTGGCAATGCTCCGGTCTGGGAAGAGATGATGGCAGAGCGCACCAGAATGATTAAAGAGCGCAACACGATGGAGAGAGAAGAGTCGGAAAGAAAGCAGAAGGACAAGGAAGCAAAAGTGGCAATCATTATGAACACACTCTGGATTTCCGGCGCATCCGCTATCGTTGTCCCACTGGTGAGCATCACGTTTAACGTAATTATGAACAGGGGTTTCTGATGATTCCAATTATCGGCGCACTACTCGGTACTCTTGCGGAAAGCGGCCTGGGGCTGCTGTCCTCCGCTATCCAGGCCAAAGGCAAGGAGGTAGTCGAGAACACGCTTGGCGTGAAGATCCCTGACAACCCTACGCCGGCCGACGTTGAGAAGCTGCGCGAGTTGCAGTACGACCACGAGGAGCGCTTGATTGAGTTGGGCATCGAGAAGGCCAAGCTGGAGATGGCTGAACTGGAGCTGTACGCAAAAGCGGCACAGGCTGACGCCAACAACATCACAGACCGCTGGAAAGCGGATATGTCTAGCGATTCGTGGCTGTCAAAGAACATCCGGCCAATGTCGCTAATTGCCATCTTCTGCGGCTATTTCCTGTTTGCCATGATGTCGGCATACGGCTACAACGCCAACGAATCCTATGTGACCCTGCTGGGTAACTGGGGAATGCTAATCATGGGTGCGTACTTTGGTGGACGTACCGTAGAGAAGCTGGCAGAGATGAGGACCAACAAATGAGCATCTTCATCCCCGTACTCTACATCTGCATGAACGGGCACTGCGAGTTCCTGCAGCAGCTTACCCACTACACCGACAGGCAGCAATGCATGGCAGCCGTACAGGAAAAGAAACAAGAATACGTCAAGATGGGCGCTAAGGTAGACGTAACCTGTATCGACCTAATTGTTCAAAAAAGGGGTTTGTATGAGTCTTAGTCGAGAACAAGCGGCTTTCCTGCTGGATTTCTGCAAGCTGGTGCAGTACGCCACAGACACAGGTTTCATGGTCACTGGAGGCGAGTTAGCGCGTACACCGGAGCAGCAGGCCATTTACTTTAAGACTGGCCGGTCTAAGACTATGAACAGCATCCACCTCAAGCGTTGCGCCGCCGACCTTAACTTTTTCAAGGATGGGAAGATTATCTGGGACAAGGCTATCCTGGCTCCGCTAGGCGCGTACTGGGAAAGCCTGCACCCGAAGAATCGCTGGGGTGGTAACTTCAAGAGTTTGGTGGACTGCCCACACTTTGAACGGAACGTATGAGCGACTACAGCGGCCAGATCACAACGCCAGCGCAGCCGAATCTCGGCAACCCTGGTGAGGTGTATGACCGCCTGTTCTTCAGCCAAACATTCAGCAACATCGGGAACTACGCCAGCCGCGTCACAAACGCGCTGGGAGCGTTATTCGGACCGCGTGGAGGCAAGTACATCAACGCACCTTATGGGGCGTTCCACGACTCCACAGACCAGGTGGCGGCAAGCACCACCGTTGCCACTGCCATCACGTTTGACACGACCGACTTTAGCAACGGGGTCACGTTATCAAACTCATCCAGATTTAACGTATCGCAATCAGGAATCTACAACGTACAGTTTTCGATTCAACTCAAAAACACCACCAACGATAGCCACGACGTAGATATATGGTTTCGCAAAAACGGCACAAATATTGACAACTCAAACAGTAGGTATCACCCACCTGCAAGGAAAAGCACTGGAGACCCGAGCCATCTGGTTGCATCGTTGAATTTCTTTACCAGTTTGGCGGCAAATGACTATGTTGAAATCATGTTCAAGGTTGACAATGTCAATGTGACGCTAGAACACTTTGCGGCCAGCGCCAGCCCGACCAGGCCAGCCGTACCGTCTGCCATCGTTACACTGTCGTTTGTCTCCAACCTATCGGTGTAATCATGGCACTCATACCCTTAAAGATTCCCCCGGGCGTTTACCGTAACGGTACAGAGTACCAGGCGATGGGCCGCTGGTACGACTCCAACTTGGTGCGCTGGTTTGAGAATACCCTGCGACCCATTGGCGGGTGGAGAAAGAAATCCACGTCTGCCGTGACGGGTAAGTGCAGAGGTCTTATCGCCTGGCGTGACAACAGCGCAGCACGTTTTGCGGCTGCCGGTACTCATACCAAGCTATTTGCCATGAACGTACTCGGAGTTTTGAAGGACATCACTCCAACAGGGTTTACATCTGGCTCTGCTGATGCTACTGGAACAACTGGATACGGCTTTTACTCATATGGTGATTTGTCCTATGGCACTGCGCGACCTGACACCGGCTCAGTGCCAGCCACCACCTGGAGCCTGGACACCTATGGCGAGTACCTGGTGGCGTGCAGCAGCACCGACGGCAAGCTGTACGAGTGGCAATTAGGGTTCGCAACACCTACGCTTGCGGCTGTCATCACCAACGCACCCACAAGCTGCGCGGCTCTGCTGGTCACCAACGAGCGCATTATCTTTGCTCTGGGCGCATCCGGTAACCCGCGTTTGGTGAAGTGGTGCGACCAGGAGAACAACACAGTCTGGACGGCGGCAGCCAATAACCAAGCGGGTGACTTTGAACTGACCACACCAGGATCTCTGAGGTGCGGCAAGCGCGTGCGGGGCGTCAACGTCCTATTCACCGATACCGACGCGCACGTTGCCAGCTACATCGGACTGCCATTTGTCTACTCATTCGAGAAGGTGGGTAGCGGGTGCGGCGTCATATCAGCGCAGGCTGTAGCGGCCATCGACACGTCCGCGATGTGGATGTCTACCGCAGGCTTTTGGTCCTACGACGGTTTCGTTAAGCCCATGCAGTGCGAAGTTGGAGATTACATATTCAACAATATCAACTACGCCCAAGCATCCAAGGTCTACGCCGTCCACAACTCAGCATTCGGTGAGGTCACATGGATGTACCCGTCGCTGTCCTCTACTGAAAATGACAGTTATGTCACCTACAACTACCGAGAAGGTACTTGGTATTTTGGACTGATGGCGCGTACCGCTGGGACAGATCGAGGCGTATTCGTTAACCCTATGATGGTTGGGACTGACGGGTTCATCTACGACCATGAGGTTGGCTACACCTACGACTCGGTGGCTCCCTACGCGGAGTCAGGACCGATTGAGTTGGGCAACGGCGACAACGTCATGGCCGTGAGGTCTGTAATCCCTGACGAGCAGAGTCTGGGCGAGGTCGCCATCTCATTCACGGCCAGGCTGTATCCGACATCGGCAGAGACAAGCCACGGACCGTTCAGCGCCAAGGCGCCAACCGACGCCAGGTTCTCAGGTCGAAGTGTCAAGATGAAAGTCACCGGAAATGTCCTGGAAGATTGGCGAGTCGGCGTGATGCGGCTGGAGGCTACATCGGCAGGGAAACGGTAATGGAGGATTTCTGGCGGTTGGCACAACACATCCAAGCCGCCTTAGAATACTCGGAAGGCACTCACACCATTGAAGATGTTGCGCAGGGTGTAGAGGTAGGACGGTTTCAGCTATGGCCTGGGATCAATAGCGCAGTCATTACGGAAATCATTGTCTATCCGCGACTCAAGAATCTGCACTATTTTCTTGCTGGCGGCGACCTCGATGAACTCCAACTGATGCGACCACATATCGAATCTTGGGGAAGGCAGATTGGTTGCACGCGAGTTACCTTGGCTGGCCGTAAGGGTTGGGCAAGGACATTTTTGCAAGATGAGGGATACGCCCCGAAGTGGCATATTCTGAGCAAGGAGTTGTGATATGAGCCTAGGTGGTGAAGAATCCTCTACCGCAGTGATTGTGTACGGTCCTGATGGGAAGGCGTATGGTAGTCCTGCGCAAGCTAAAGCCGCTGGCGTAAGCAATCCCACTATGTCGCCTCCTGCTGGAGTTCCAATTTCCTATCCTGGGCGGCAACCTTACACGCCTACGCCACTACCTAGTATCCCGACTCAATCATCTGGTGGGCGTAATCGTTACGCTGAGATCATGTCTCAATTTGGACAGTCGCAGCCGTTTTCGTTCTTTGGTATGCCATCAGGTGGATTCAACCCTTATGCATCCGATTACACCGGAGGGTTCACGCCGTACCAGCGTACCTTTACGCCGCAGCCTATCGTGAATCCAGTTGAGCCTACAGTGCCAATGGTTGGAGGTGGTCGAGGTGGCGCTGATAGAGAAGGTCCAAGCGCGTTTTCTCAGATGACGCCAGCAGAACGCGCCGCCTATTACGCTGCAAACCCGACTGAGGGGAAGATTGCGTTAGGATTTCAAGACCTATTGGGTAACGCCACACTGATGGGGCAAATTGGGAAATACTTTGGCGCAGATGGCTTCTATGACTCCAGGCTGGAGAAACTTGGCCTTGACCCAGAGTCATTTGCTTATGGCCCACCAGACCCAAATTTCAGCAGCCAAGCTGCCGCAGCAGCGCGCAATGAGGCTTTGCAAGCTGCCATAACAGCAGCCAATGCAGACACTGGTCTTGTTGCTAACCCTATGAGTCTTGACCCATCACAGAGGGTAGTTTCTACTCCAGTTGTCACTGCGCCACCCGTTGTGGCTCCAGCACCAGCTCCTGCACCAGTGCCAACGATAACTGCTAGAGAAATCTATCGCGGTGAAGAAAATGACCCTGTTGGTTATACGAAAGAAAGAATAGGCAAAGATGACTATAGATATACGCGGCCAGTGACCGTTAATGTTGCGGATTTTACCGACAGCGAAGGAAATTTCGACTTTAGCGCACTCCAAAGAGCAGGGCTTTCCATATCAGGTATTGGCGGTGGACAGGGCAGTTCTGGAGGCGGTTACACCGTCGGTGGGTACGCACCTGGTTCGCAAGCGGCAGCAGCAGCGGCATCTGGGACAGTCGGTGGATACGGACCTGGTACACCAGGATTCAATAGTGGTGGCGCTGGCCTATACAAAGGCGGCTACGTCTCCATGCAGCACTTGGGAGGACCAGACCCAGAGGGTCCAGATGACGGCTACGCTGCGCTCAAGGATGGCGAGTACGTCATCAACGACAAGGCGGTCAAGAAGTACGGTATTGAGTTGATGAATGCCATTAACTCGGGCAAGATTTCAAAGGGCAAGCTGCGCGGCTTGCTCGAAATGTAAGGAGAAACGATATGTCTAAAGGCGGCGGCAGCACAACTAGCACCACAGCAATTGACCCTGATCTGAAGGCGGCTTATCTAGCAAACATCGGCCAGGCTCAAAGCGTAGCGGGTGCATTGCCGGTACGGCAATTTGCCGGTTTCAATCCTCTGTACACGGCTGGTGAGGAGATGGTCACGAATGAGGCGCTGAACCCGTTCACTGGAGAGTCCATCCAGCAGTTCATGAACCCCTACGAAAACGAGGTGGTGCAGCGTGCATTGGCTGATGTCGGTGGCTCTTTGGAGACCCAGCGTCTCAAGGACCGGCAGGCGGCTACCGCTGCACGCGCTTTCGGTGGATCTCGCCAAGGTGTGCAGGAGTCACTCACAAATGCTGCGGCCATCAAGCAGGCGGCTGATACCGCAGCGCAATTGCGTTTTGGCGGTTACGGCCAGGCGGCTCAGTTGGCGCAGTACGCCAAGGGCGCGAACATCTCAGGCGGTCAGACGGTCATGGGCCTGGGCGGTGCGCGTCAGCAGTTGGAGCAGGCTCAGTTGGATGCCCTGCGCAACATTGGCGTGGAGAAGCTGGGGATTGCATCTGGTGGACTCACGGCGTCTCTACCCAACCTTGGCATGACCCAGACTCAGCCCTACTACCAGAACCGAACAGCGGGTGGTTTAGGCGGTGCATATGCTGGTTACCAGATGGGTGGTCCTTACGGCGCTGCCATCGGCGGTCTGCTTGGATATTTTGGATAAGGGGAACAAGATGGCAACACTGTACGGTGGTTATCAACGAAGACTCGCAGATTTGGGTTATGACTATTCGCCCACTGGAATCACCAGCCTAAAAAACGCATTGTTTTCTGGTCTGGCTTATCCATCCAATATGTATGAGGACCCTCAGAGAATTTATGGAGAACCAGCATATAGGAATATTGCACCAGATGCTGCTGTACCTGACATTCAATATGGCGACCTAAGTTCTGCGCCATCAGGTTCTCGGTACATCAATCAGACACTGTCTGACCAGTATTTGCGTTCAGCGACTGGCAATGCTCCATTAGAGCAGATGTCAGAGCCACCATTGGAAACAATGAAACAAGTTTTTGGCGACCAGCAACCACGCCGCACACTCGGCCTGCTGGGCGATATGTTTGGTAATGCATCCGCGCTGGACGAGTACATTACGGACGCTCAGAGAGCGCAGATGCAGAACCAGGGCGTCATGGCAGCGGCCATGCAACTGCTTGCGTCATCCGGACCGAGCCGAGTTCCTGTAGGACTCGGCCAGGCGCTTGGGCAGGCTTATGGTGCAGGCCAGCAGGGCTACACGGCAGCGCAACAGAATATGTTCCAGAGCCTGGAGATGAAACGCAGGCTTGATGAGTTCAAGCGCGTGAAAGAACTTCAAGACGAGGAGACTATCAGAGCGAGACAAATGCGGGAACTGTTGCCCCAAGCATTTAAGAGCACATTGACGCCAGAGCAGATGACCATCAACGGCATTCCTGCGCGAGTTGTGATGGATGATGAGGGCAACATCATGCCTGGTGCAGAGGTGACGCCTGCATCACGGAAATTGACTATTGACCCCAATAAGCTGCAAGTCCTGGCGATGCTGTCCAAGAACCCGCTGGAGAGTCTTTCGCAGATTGCTAAGTTGGTTCCTGAGTTGCGTGCGGCTGGATTCACTGGTACTGGTGAAGCACAAGAGAATCCATTCAGTGTGTTCACGTCTGACCCGACAGTGCCAGACAGCATTAAGAGGATAGCTCAGCAATACGAGAGAAGTTACTCATCTGGTCAGATGACCCCTGATAAGGTTGATGAAAGAGTCCGGCAAATTGGCGAGAGATTGCAGGCATCCCAGCAGTTCCAACAAACTCAAGCTGGGATAGAAGGGCAAAGAGCGCAACTTGCTGCACAGTTTGCAGAAACTGCCGCTGGTAGAGAGGCACAGAGAGCACAACAAGCAGCACAGTTCCAGCAAACCCAAGCTGGGATAGAAGCGAATAGACAGCAACTGGCTGCATTACGGCAACAGGGTCTCGATCAATCTGCTGAAGGTAAGCGATTGACTGCTCAAATTGCACAGCAAACCTTGGACTTGCGTAGAGAGATGGAAGCCAATAAGCCAGAGCAACTGTCGTATATCCAGAAGAAGGATTTCGATACTGTTCAGAGTATTGCTGCGGCGGCTAGATCTGCTGAAGATAGCGCATCTATTGCTGCGACAGCGTTGCCATTGATATCCAAAGCATACGCTGGTGTTATTGAATCTGGTGTTAAGGGTCTGATTGGAGCAGTAGGCATCTCCACAGAAGCTAAAGAGGCAAACGATAGGCTTACTCAACTATCGCAACAGTTGGCTCTGAAGACTCCTAAATTTAGTGGTCCTACATCAGACGCTGATGCAAAACGATACGACAAGGCAGTTGGTGATTTAGCTAATCCAAGGGTATCGGCAGAGTCTAAAGTTACAGCACTCAAAGATATTCAAAACTTGGCTATCAAGCAAAAAGACTTTGCGCAGCAGCAAGAGAACTACTTCTATGCAAACAACAAGAGTCTTAAAGGATTCCAGTACGTGCCGTCTAATCCATTCGGGAGATAATCATGGCCGATAAAAAACCAACGACGAAAGACATCTATCTTCTCTCGCAGAATCCTAACCTTGCGCCTCAATTTGACGAGGTGTATGGAGATGGTGCAGCGGCGCAGGTGCTCACCAGGGTAAGACCGCAGGCACGCGCACCGTATCCACGCACACAGCAGCAAACAACACAACCGCAAGGAAGCTATACAGGAGCAGCGGTACGCGGTCTGGCTCCACCACTACTCGGTGCTGCAATGGGCGCTCCATTCGGCCCTGTAGGTATGCTGGCGGGTGGGTTGGCACTACCAGCCGCTGACGCGCTGACGGCACTCATAAACACGGCCACCGCTGGCACTGAAAAAATCACCGGTGGCAGATACGGCCGCATGACAATGCCATCACAAGCCGCGCAGGACTTACTGACGCAGTTGGGAGTTCCACAAGCAGAGACCACAGGTCAGCGTGCATTGCAGACTGGACTGGGCGCATTGGGCGGAACAGCATCTCAGATAGGTGGTTTGCAGACATTGGCAAGGACTGCTGTTACCCCTATGGCACGAGCAATCAGCACTCAGATGGCGCAGCGTCCAGTTGCGCAGATGGTGACCTCAGTCCCTGCCGGTGCTGCTGGTCAGGTTGCCGCTGAATCTGCGCAAAACTTAGGTCCTGCTGCCGCTACTCTTGCGGCGATGGCGGCATCTACGGCAGTTGGTGGAGCAGGGATGACGCAAAGACAAGCGCCTGCTCAAACCACCGCACAGGTACGCGCTGCTGATACAGCAGCAAAGGCACGTCAACTCGGATTCACCGGAGAGACTGCCCTGACTCCTGGTCAGGCTGGCACAAACCGAACAGCACAAATCTTTGAGGCTACTGCTGGGACGATACCTTTCTCTGCCGGTCAGTTCACTAGACGCTATGGCAAGCAATCAGACTATGCCGAGGGGATAATCAACAAGGTCGCCGACCTGTTTGGTGGGATGCCAGCACAACCTGATGCTGCTTTTTCTTCTGGCGCTAGTGCGGTGAAGTCGGCGGCTGCGCGGAATGTTGACACCATTGGAAGCCAAATACGCCAGGTCGCCTCGCAAACTGACATCGACCTGAAGCAAGTACCCAACTTTGAGCAGTCGATTCTCAATGCTCGAAAACTTCTAGCATCGATACCTCCTGCTATGCGGAAAGACCCGTTGTTTGAGAGTTTTGAGCAGTTCTATTTTGGCAAGCCAAACGAAGAACTTAAATTAAAGGTAGACACTGCACTTAGCAATGCTGGATTGACTCCACTAAGCCCAAATTACAAGGCAACGCAGGCCATTGTTAGGAAGCAACTGGTAGACAGTGGCATCCCTGAGTATGAATATTTGGGTTACCAGCAAAGAGGTTCACTTCCAGGGAGCGACTACCAGGATCAGCGCCAACTCTTTGGAGATTTAGCCTATACAAATAAAGGCACAAAGATCGGTACTGCGTTTAGGTCATTGCGTGATTCGCTTGATGACGCAAGAGATCAGACATTTAAGATTGCTGGGATGAATGACCAGGTCACTAAGCTGAAAGACTTGCGCGGTTCTTATGGTTCTGCCAAAGACTTGAACGACAGAGTAAAAGCTGCTGGCGATAAGACAGCCGTGAACTACATCCTTGCGAATCAGGATAGCCTGGCTACTAAGGTCTTACCGTTAATGACTGATGTAGAAAAGCAGTCACTGGCCCAGGCAGTATTGGCTGATATCCAGCAGAACTCCATGTTCCCAACTGGTGAGATGGATATCACGAAATTCGGTAGGAACCTAATCAAAGATGTCAAGGCATCACCAACGACACTGCCTCAGATCCTCGGCCCTGAGAACGCTGCGACTCTCACAGACTTGGCACAAGTGGCCCAGTCAGCGTTGAAGTCTAAAGTTCCTACATCGGGTACAGCAGAGCGAACAGGAATGATGGGCCTGCTGACATCAATGCCTGCCAAGGTAGGCGCTGCTATGGCTGGTGGCACTGCCCTGACCGGAGAGCCTATCCTCGGTACTGCGCTGGCTCTTGGTACACCGGCATTGGCAACCAAAGCCTATCTGTCTCCGAGAATGCAGCGGATGTATGGGAACACGATGGACCCAATGTTCAACTACATGGGCGCTCCGCTTGATCCAATGGCGCAATATCTGCAAAGCCTTGGGTTGGTGAATACGCAATTGAACCAGCCAGGTGGAGCTTTTGCTGGCGATATGTACCCTGCTGCGGCAGGACTACTTGGGTATTGAGTAGAAAGCCGCCATCAGCGGATGCACCTTGATCTTCCTGCGCTTGCCACGCTCACGCGCTAATCTAAAGTCCTTGTCCTCTTGGGACTCATTCGCACGCACTCGCTGCACGCGCTCATACCCTGAGTAAGCCGCAGGACGCGGGGCGTCAACACCTATCCCCCAGGCGTAGACCCTAGCAATCGTCCCCTTGGTGCGAGACCAGCCTGCAACGTAGACCTGGCCGCGCTCATGCATCCTCTTCATGTTGTTCTCAACAGCACGCTCGGACAGGAAAACGGCAGCCGCTAACTCCTTGCGAGTCATGGGGCGCTTTCTGAGGGCACTCTCAATTTGTTTCAGTCGGGTGGGCTTCATGTTTGTTACATCAATAAATGTTAGATTCCACGCAACTTTGTGGAGTCACCATGCAACCTAAAGTTTCCCGTGAAGAGTTTATCAATGTCTGGAGTCGATATGGCTCTGCCGCTGAAGTGGCAAAGCATCTGGATGTTTCTGAGCGTTCTGTTTACAACCGACGGCGCAGGATAGAGAAAGATTCAAACCAGCCCCTTGTCAGTTTTGATGAGCGATCCAATCCGTATGCGCATATGCAGCCCATACAGACCTCGCTCAATCGGGTTGATTTAGGCATACTCGACCAGACCATAATCGTTTTCAGTGACGCTCACTTTTGGCCTGGTGAGTACACCACCGCGTACCGTGGCCTGCTGTGGGCTATCAAGGAACTGAAACCGCACGCCGTCATCTCTAACGGCGATGCATTCGACGGGGCTACTATCAGCAGGCACGACCCGCTTGGATGGTTCAAGACTCCATCCGTAATCGAAGAACTCAAGGCGGTGCAGGCCCACCTCG